AGAACAGCGTCGAATAACCGAAGAAGCCTCTTTCTTAGATATAGTTAGTACATTAGTTAAAAGTTTTATGAAGAAAGAAGCTTATCAGAAGGTATCACCACCACGACCAATTGCAACAATAAACGGCAAAGACAAATATGAGTATAGTTCATTCACGTATGCTGTTGCAGCAGCTATGAAGAAATTGCCATGGTATGCATTTAGTCGTACACCAAAGCAGGTGGCTGAGCGAGTAGCCGCCATCTGCGCCAAAGCCAAGCATGTGCTGAATACTGACTTGTCAAAATTCGATGGACGTATAAACCGTAGTTCACGTCTAGTTGAAGAGATTGTGATGAAATTTCTCTTCGATGAGGAATATTGGCCAGCTATGTTGAAAGCAATGCGCCGTCAGTATGGTGGCAAAGCCGTGACACGTTTGGGTGAGAAATATCTCAACGCATTCAATCGTTTGTCAGGTTCACCAGAGACTGCCATTTTCAACTCCATACTCAATGCCTTCATGGCTTTCGTGTGTCTCCGAGATGCTGGATTCACTGCGGAAGAAGCCTGGGCTAAACTCGGGGTATACGGTGGAGATGATGGTCTCACAGCTGATGTGGACCCCGGGCTTTATGTAGCTACGTGTGCCAAATTTGGACACGTGCTCGAAGCTGATCCCGTACAACGTGGAAAACGTGGTGTCACGTTCCTGTCAAGGCTGTATTCACCCCACGTTTGGTATGGGTCAACGGACAGTTGTGCCGACATTGCAAGAGCATTGTGTAAGTTGCACACCTGTGTGAACATTGATTTCAAAGTTGAAACAAAACTATTCGAGAAAGCTTACGCGCTACAACTCACTGATTCAAACACACCAATTATTGGCCCATTCGTCAACCGTGTTGTCAAGCTGTCAGGCAAATCTAAAGAAGACTTTAAGAACATACATAAAATATGGAATGCTAGATATGACAGTGATGAACAATACCCAAACATCGATGTTGACGGGTGGATGGAACAAATACTGGTTGATCAAAACCTCGAGGGATTTAGAGTAGGATTCTTCCTTAGATGGCTGGACACTTGTGAGACTTTAAATGATCTTGCTAGTGCTCCACTGTTTATCGAGAAACCTGACCTGAAAACTAAGGGACACAAAGAACCAGTCAAGATCAATGGTGACTTGTACCCGGGGGACGCCCCAGATATTAAGTCACCTTCCCCTGCTGCCGCCCCAACAGTAGCAGTCAAACCAAACCCAAGCAATGATGCCACGCAAAGCAAATATACGCAAGTCGAATCGCCGTCACATAGCTTGGACAAACCTGCCTCCAGTGCACGTACAAGTGTACCAAAACTCCAACGAAGCCAAAGACGAAAACTCAGACAGAAGAGCAAAAGAGGACAAGATCCTCGAAAGTTGGCCAACGTTGGTGGAGGAGGGCGTCAAGAAGCTCCCATCGTTCCAAAGTCCAGCGATGCAGGAGTGGAGAAAGATGCTCCTCAAAACCCCGCCCGTGGTCCGATCCCGCACCACCGGCGAACTGGAGATGAACCCAGAAGCAGAAGCCCTGTTGTTGCTCCTGGTCGGAATGAACACCTTGAATCGGCCCAGGACGTCCACGAGCCCGCCCTTGGTTGGTGTTGAAACCAATCCAGGGCCGGCACACAGTGTGTTAGAACACATGAACGGTGGCGTTAGACACAACGACTACCCAAATGAACACCCCTTGATAGCACATGGCACTCACTTGGCAAGTGCAATACATTCAATGATCCCCCAGCCTGTGATTGATGTTGTCGACCTTGCTTATCGCAAGCATCCACTCGACACTATGATTCACATGGTGGAAGATTTTGATACTGTCATTGTAAATGCCCTTGAACCCATGCTTGATAGCATTAAAACACCTGCGTGGAAACATACACCTGCACCCCGTTTAGTGGGAATCGAAACAAACCCTGGGCCACCAACCACAACCAATGTGGCAAAGAAAGTGGTCAAGGAAATTAAGAAAGAAATGAAAGAAGAAGCTAAACACCATCCAAAACCGTCTTTGACGCTACGTGACTACAAGGAACGCGGGCCACGTTACCCTCGTGCTGATTCCTTAGTCACGGTCCCAGCCAGCTCATCACGCCGACACACAACAACACCACCACGCTTTAAGCGCACATCACAGGATGCCATGACAATCTGGCATAGTGAGCTTATCGCTTTCGTTGTTGGCTCGAATGGCTTTGTATCCACCACCATACCCATGCAGCCCGGATTATCTGTTTTCCCTTGGCTGTCGACTCAGGTCAATGGGTGGGAGAAATACAAGTGGAAGAAACTGGTCGCCAGATATGAAACGCGTACTGGGACTTCCACTGTCGGTTCACTCATGATGACTGGTGATTACGACGCAGCAGATGCTGCTCCGGTGAATGAGATCGCAGTCTCAACGTACCATGGTACTGTTGACGATGCACCTTGGAAAGAAAATGATTTCAAGTTTGATATGAAACGTTCCAAGGAACTCTTTATTCGCACTGGGCCAT